GGACAATCCTGTGAAGACGAACGAAGTGAAAGTCAAACGGTAATCAAATAACACACATTCACAACTAATTAACATAGGAGATCATATATTATGGCAAATGGATTAACAGTCCCCTCTCGTGTAGGTCTTGATGAAAATAATACTGGAGCTGGTAACGACGCTCTTTTCCTTAAAAAGTTCAGCGGAGAAATTCTGCAAACCTTTGAGGAGTCTAATATTTTCAAACCTCTACACACAATCAGAACCATCGACAGCGGTAAGTCTGCTCAGTTCCCAGTAACTGGAATCGCTTCTGCTGCTTACCACACTCCCGGCGAAAACATCGCAGAGCAAGGTGGAAGTCCTGACAAATACCTTAGCGACATCGGCAAGACCGAGAAGATCATCAACATCGATAAGATGCTTGTTGCTTCTACTTTCTTGGCCAACATCGACGACGTAAAGAATCACTACGACATCCGCAGCGTTTACGCTAACGAGTTGGGTAAAGCTCTTGCCGTCCGTTTCGATACTGCTATCGCTAAAACATTCTTAGCTGCTGCTCGTGACTCTGCTAACTTATCCGTTACTTCCGCTGGTTCTACCTACGATGTAGCTGGAGAAGCTTTCGGTCGTGGTAACCTTGACCCAACTGCTGTTGATACCTTCACTGGTGCTCAGTTAGTAGGTGCTTTGTTTGCTGCTGCTCAGAAGCTTGACGAGAATGACGTTCCTTCTGACGGTCGTTTCTGCGTTCTTCGCCCTGCTGAATACTACAAGTTAGTAACAGGTGCTGACGCTTCTAACACATTCAGCCTTACTTCTGTAATCAACTCCGACATCGGAGGTCAAGGAAGTATCGCTTCTGGTAACGTTCCACAAATCGCTGGTATCAGCCTCTACAAGTCCAACCACCTCCCATCAACTGATTTGTCTGGTGGAGCTGGAGTTGACGCTGGTAGTAGCAATGATGTATTCGGCGGTAACGGAGTAGGGTACGACGGAGACTTCCGTAATACCTTCGGTATCGTTTCTCACAGTGCTGCTGTAGGAACCGTTAAGTTACTCGACTTGGCTACTGAGTCTGAATATCAGATTGAGCGTCAAGGTACATTGTTTGTTGCTAAGTATGCTATGGGTCACGGAATCCTCCGTCCTGAGTGTGCTATCGAACTAGCTTCGTAACTCTTCTCTCGGTGTTGGGGAGGTCTGGATTCGTTCCGCTCCCCTTCACTGATTTTTTATATATATATCTATATTTATCATGGCTCTGACGACTAAACTAAATGCAGTAAATACAATGATAAGTGTTATCGGGGAAGCCCCTGTTAATACGTTAGGAGGTACAGCAGTACCCGTATCAGTCGTCCAAGCCGAGGCAGTCCTCGATGAAACCAGTAAGGCTATACAGTCAGAGGGCTGGCACTTTAATACGGAGCACGAGTATCCACTTACTCCCGATGCTTCAACGTCTAAGATTAACTTACCGATCAATACGCTTCGAGTAGACTTGGACCCACAAATTTATACAGACAGTGATCCAGTACAACGTGGACTTTTGTTATACGACAGAAAGAATCACACGGATGTATGGACTAAGGAGGTTAAAGCCTCCATCACTTTTGAGTTGGACTTTACGGATATACCCGAACAGTTCAGACATTACATAACAGTTAAATCAGCACGTATCTTTGCTAATAGATTCTTAGGTAGTAGGGAGATAGAAGGCTTTGCTTTGAGAGATGAGATAGAAGCTAAAGCACGTGCGATAGACAGCGACTCCGAGAATGCTGATCGTACTATCTTTGATGACTACAGTGTACTTAGAGTATTAGATAGATAGTAGATATATGCCTCTGTTAGTAAACAGTGTACCGAATCTCGCACAGGGCGTATCACAACAGCCTGATAACTTACGGTTTCCCGGTCAGTGCGACGAACAGATTAACGCTTGGGCTACGGTTGTAGAAGGGCTGGTTAAACGTCCACCTACTAACTATACAAAGAAGTTAAATACAGATAGTACTGACTCTGATAAGTTATTCACACACTTCGTTAAACGATCTGAACAGAATAAATACTGTGTAGCTGTATCGTTAGGTGGAGTAAATGTTATCAATGTAGCAGACGGCACAAAGGTATCAGTAGCTGTAACTTCTATAGCTAATAGTTATCTGAGTTTAGGTAGTTCTGTAACGAATCCGTTAGCTGACTTACGAGCACTAACAGTAGCTGACTATACATTCCTAGTTAATAAGAAGAGGGAGGTGGCGAGGGCTACTAATAGTGAGCAGAAATCTACAACTCCACCTGACGAAGCTTTAATTGTTGTTAAGTTAGGAGACTACGAAAAAAGTTATAATGTATATATAGACGATCAAGTAGTTAACTTCGATTCCAGTATACCTTATATACACGCCTTGCCTCATACCAACGACCACATACCAGACGGCGGATCAACTGCAGGTACTTATAAGTCTGGCACGTCACAGAATGGAGGAATACACGCAGACACGACTCGTATAGCTAAAGACTTAAAACATTTAATAGAAGGTCATACCACGAATACTACAGGAATTTCTTCTGTTAATTTAGTAAGTGGAGGTAGCGGGTGGTTAGGTGGAAATTCTACAGGCACAACAACTGAAAATTTTGTATTACCAGTAGCTCCCGGAATAACAAGAAACGAAACTATGACGATTGAGGAGAAGTTAGTGTTAGAGATTTCTCAGCCTACCGCCTCTCCCACGGTAACAAGTGCAGCTTTAGTAGATTTAAATGTTACTAAAGGTATTATTGATGGAGTTTCTATTTCCCGAAGAGGTTCAGGTTTTAATCCAGATGATGTCACATACCCATTGGTTTTAACTTTTAAAACTTTCGGAAGGGCTGCACTTGGCGATGGAGACATAGAGGATGTACCTTGGAAGCAAAGACCAAACACAGGTAGCGGGCAAAATATCACGGTTTCTCTTTCTACTAGAACGGGGTTTGAAGTTACTCACACCGGCTCACTTATAAAAATAACAAGCGGTGACGGCCCTTTTAAGATAAGAGTAGAAGATGGGTTAGCTGACCAAGGAATGGGCGTTGTATATAGAGAAGTAAATAGTATTACAGACCTACCAGCTAAGTGTTATAATAACTTTATAGTTAAGGTAATTGGTGACGCTGATATAGACCAAGACGATTACTATGTAAGATTCTCGACAAAAGAAAAAGAAGAGTTTGGGGAAGGTACTTGGGTAGAGACTGTAGGCTTCTTTCAAGATGAATCTCCCGGCAGTATAATTGAAGGCATAGATACTATGTTAGTAAAAGAAACTATGCCCGTCACTCTTATACCTTTTTTTAAGAATGGAGCTATCAATTCCTTTAGGTTACAATCACCTAACGAACTTTTAATTGTTAAACAGGGTGCTACTTACTACCGATTAGATAAAGACCACACATCAGCTGACAGTAATAAGCCGGGAGTGGGTGCCGATTGGGAAGACTTTTGGTCGGAGGTTCCAGACACTACACAAGGGTACTTAGATTGGGAAGCAGATGTGTACTACTACGGACCCACTGAGACGACTAGCGGGAGCGGTTGGTCAGGTCGAGTAGCAGGTGACGACTTCACCAATCCATTCCCATCATTCGTCGGTAAACGTATACGAGACATATTCTTCTTTAAGAACCGCTTAGGTATACTTACGGATAGTAATGTTATCTTCAGCGAAGCAGATGAATACTTTAACTTCTTTCGTACTACTACACAGCAGTTACTAGATAGTGCAGTTATCGATGTCGGACTTAGTCATACAAAGGTAGCTATCCTAGAACACGCTATACCATTCCAAGAGAAGTTGATGTTATTCAGTCAGGGGTCACAGTTTGTACTTCGTGGAGCAGATGTGTTATCACCTAGGACTGTAGCTATATCTCCTGTAACTGAGTACGATATATCAGATGGTGTACAGCCTGTAGCTTTAGGTAATTATATCTACTTCTCTTTTAAACGTAATGACTTTGAAGGGGTGTACGAATACTTTGTAGATAACAATACTGAGACATTTAACTCAGAAGAGATCACTCAACAAATACCTAAGTATATAACATCTAACATACAAAAGATGGCGGGTTCACAAGCTGAGAATACTATTGTTATAAGTACGACAGCAGACCCTAAGACTTTGTTTGTATATAAATACTTCTGGAGTAATAAAGAGAAGGTACAAAGTGCGTGGATGAAGTTCACCTTTGAACGTGACGTTCGAGGCTTTGACTTTATCGACAGTAACTTGCATTTAATCACAGCAGATACAGATGGTTTACACCTCGAACAGTTGACGCTGGAAGATGGCTTAAAAGATACCGACCTTGATTATACATTGTATTTAGATAGTCGAGTGGATGGCAGTACTTTAACTACGAGTTACGACGCTGCTGCTAAGACTACTACTATAAGTGGTTTCCCTTATGATCCTACTAATGTAGCTATCTACACAAAGAACGGTCATAGCACACCCTTCACTCGTACATCTTCTTCTGCTGGTACTGTTGTGGGTGATCTTACTTCTACTGACTTCTTCGCAGGTAAGCCGTACAATATGTTGTACAGGTTCTCCGATCAGACATTAAAGCAACCTACGGAGCGTGGTGGTAGATCGTCCAGTGATTACGCTTATCAAACGATTCGTAACGGTAGTATAAACTATGCAGACACTGGTCACTTTACTGTTGAAGTAACTCCTAAGTTTAGAGATAAGTACACCTACGCATTTAATCCTGACATTGTCGGTGCTAACTTAACACTTAATCAATTCACGCCACAGAATGGACACTTTAGATTTCCTGTACAAGCACAACCAGAAGAAGCTACGATTGAAGTGAAGAGTGCAAGTGCGTTACCAGTTAAGTTATTAGGGGCTGAGTTTGAATCTATGTTCATACCTAGGAGTAGACGTTATGGAGCTTAGGATAGAAGAAGCACAACCTGATATGGATGCTGTTGATCTGTACGAAGACCTACGGGAGGACGATATGTTAGAGATACTAGGACTTATGAACCACCCACGAGACGCTGTTATTATGTCTTACACATGTAGTACAAAGTGTTACAGCGTAAAAGATGACTTGAATAACTTGTATTGCTCATTTGGTGTAGCTCCTATAAACGGTACGAATATCGGAAGTGCTTGGTTATTAGGTACTAGAAGATTACCTACGATTAAAAAGTTCTTCATTAAACACTCAGCAGAACGCATGGAAGAATTATTAGATGGCTTTGATTATCTAACTAACTTTGTTATGAAGAGTAACAAGCTGAGTATTAAATGGTTAGAGTGGTTAGGTGCTGAGTTTAACGATTGTCAGTTCGACGGGTATCTGTCATTTATATTAGAGAGGAAGTAACGATATGTGTACAGCAGTAGCATTAGGTTGGGCAGGTTTAGCTTTAGGTGCAGCGTCAGCTGGTGCGTCGGCAGTAGGTCAGAGGCAACAAGCTAAGGCACAGTATCAAGCACAACTTCAACAGAATGAGATGCAACGTCGTATGCAAGCACAAGCAGCAGCGGCGGAACGACAAAGAGCTTTACAAGAACAGACATCACTTCGTATGCGTCAAGCACAAGAGCAAGAAGCTGTAGGACGGGAGCTTGAACAAGTAAGTCGTAAATCACAAGCTGCACTTGCTAGAGCTAGAGTATCTGCTGGGGAAGCGGGAGTAGCTGGAGCGTCTGTTGATGCTTTGATGGGTGACTATATGGCACAGGAAGCTGGGTATCGTAGTGCGTTGCTTCGTCAACAAGAACTTAGTGGAGTAGGTACAGGACTCGGCCTTGAACAAGTAGGATTAGCTTCTCAACAACGTCTTATGGGAATCAACCAACCTATATCCGATCCAATACGTCCACGAGGTCTAGGTATCTCTGATGTATTGAGTGTAGCTAGTGGTGGATTGCAAGGGTATATGGCAGGTAGATCGTTAAGCGGTGGAGGTGGAAGTTCTAACCCAGCGATACCTAGAGGATCAGTGTCTAGTTATGATGCGTCAGGGCTTCAAACATATACTTTACCTGAGGGTTATTAATTATGGCTAAGGAACGAGTACAAGTACAAGGCTTAGGGGGTGCAGTCCCCGGTATTCAGCCGACCATTCAACGTGCCGGACAATACAGTGTTGCTCAACTTAGGGCTGCTCCTGTGCCAGTTCCTCGTAGTAAGTTATTAGATTTAGCTGACACTTTAAAAGCTGGTCAAGATGTACTACAACAGTACGGATTAGCTGCTAAACAAGAAGCGGAAATATTTGAAGATGAGCTAAGTCGTA